GTGACTGGAGTTCAGACGTGTGCTCTTCCGATCTCAGGCAAAGAAAAAAGAGGCATTGTCAGAATGACCTTTGCCCCTTGCAGGATATCACCGAAAACTTTTACACTGCGCTCTGTACCTAAGTCTGTGACATTAACAAGTGCCGACGTTTGTACAGGTTCCCCATTGATCCATTCACCAGATTCTGGGTCATAATGTGATTCAGACGATTCCTTGACGAAAGTAATTTCATCAGTGTACCTCATAGAAATCTCACCTTACCTTTTCGAGGACCAAGTAGACCTTTTCCTTTATCCTTGAACTCGTCAATCTCTCGACGATATTCAGAAAAGTCAGAATCAGGAAAGGCCATTGATAATCCTTCTTGCGAATAAGATTGCATGCCTTCCTGTCCTATCCGGTTGAAACGTTTGTTGGTTACATCGAAAACAATGTACTCTAATGAATCTGGTATAACAGAAACGCCTAGCAATGACGCTAAGCGCTCTCTAGTTCGTTTCTCGATAACTTCTAGCTTATCATCTGTAGAACCGCTTAGAAGCTTCTTAACGTCGTCTTTAATTGCCATTCGTATCTATCCTTCCTACGGTTCAGTCAGAGTCAAAACGTGAGTATCCGTATATGATCCATCTTCCGTTTTGATTGTTGTCGTGTATTCACCAGCAGGTACAGTTTCAGTCCACGTAATATTACCGCTAGAAGAAACTTCCAAACCAGCTGTTGTTGGCGCAATCGAATATGTCACAGTTTTATTAGTTGCGTTTTGTGGCGCAACAGTGGCTGTTAACTGTCTATTTCCGGCAGTCCCCGCAACTGCACTTGAAGTTTTAGGCGATACTGTAACGCCTGTAACGGGGACTGTTACTCCCCCGCCGGTTGAATTTTTCCGAAAGCTTCGTCTTTGACGATCATGAAACCTACATCCATCGTGCAACGCAAAGCCAATAATTCTTGTTCGAACAAATTGACTGGCGTTCCATCTTTATTCGTTAATGTTGACAGTTGTGCTTCTTCCGAGATTTTGAACGAGATATTAAACGGAATACCGTAGAACATATAATCGAAGTCTCCAGCGTAAAGATTGCCTTTTTCTAATGCTTTTAAGTCAACTACGGGTAATCCGTCAATCGTATTCGCTGGACGATCATAGATAAATTCAACATTCGTTCCCACTGTCTGAGCAGCAGAACGCAATTCCGTGCGGTTTTTACGATTTGAGATGAACGCATTTGGTTCAAATTCGTTTTCACCCAATGCATCTTCCAATGCCAAAATGTTGTCATAAGTCAAAGGGCCCTTGATAACATTAGCCGCTGCAACTACAGACTCTTCTAAAGACTGCGGAAACGGATTGTCAGTGTTGAGTAACGCAGCCGCATCAAACTTTTTGTAGAAAGCTTCTGCAATTTTAGGTTGCATTACTGTGAAGAAATCTGACATTTTATAATGCAAGTATTCACGAGACACAGGGATAATCACGCCAAGTTTTTTAGCTACCATTGTAGCTTGCAACCATTTTGGTTTAGACGTCTTGATCTTTTCACCTTCACCAACCCAGTATGCGCCAGGACCTTCAGCAAAGTATTCAAATTTCTTTTCCTTGTCAGTCATTTCTTCGTATTTCGCTAATTGCATGATTTTAGAGTTTTCCATTACCTCATTCAAAATTAGCGTGTTGTACTTGTCGGGGATTTTACCCTCTTTTGTTTCATAGACGGTTACGTTGTCGGGATTCCAAGTCTGAGCAAAGTATTGCAAATTCATATTCATTAATCGTTTGTTTTTCATTTAGTATTTCCTCCTATTTAATGATTCTGTTTTTCTTAGCTAGATCAGCTACAGTCTTTTTTGAATACTCGCCAGCTGCAAACTGTCCGCCCTCGCCTGGTGTAGTTTGACGAGCATTTTGTTTCTTGATTTTCGAAGCAAAAGCGATAATTGCGTTTGTAGCTTTCTTCGTTGCTTCTGCATCGTCGCTAACGACTAAAGAAAGTAAATCATCATCAAAGGGCAATTCGTTATCAGAGAGCATTTTAGACGCCTCTTTTGACATCTCATTTAAAGTCTGTTGACGTTTCAACTCATTGATCTCAGATTCTTTTTGCTCAAGTTGATGTTTCAGCTTTTCTTCAGCGTTCATTTTCGCCAATTTCTTCGCTTCTTCTTGCTTTGCTTCAAAATCTTTTTCCCATGCCGCTTTAGCTTTGCTTGTTTCGGCAGCCACAATTTTTGCTAACTCTTCACGAGAAAATGTTTTGCCAGTTCCTTGCTCACCTTCGCCACCTGTGGATTGTTGGTCTTCGCCTTGTGACTGTTGTCCTTGTTGTGAGTTAGTCGACGCTCCTCCACTAGCGCCATCACCGCTACCACTTTCTCCGCCTTCAGCAAATAATTGTAAGTTCATTTTTAATGGAAATGCTGGCATTAATAAACGTTTCTTCATGTGTATTCCTCCAAGTGGTTACGCCACAACCCGATAAATTAATGGTTACGCCATTACTCGCAACAGCTTTCTCTTTTAGCGTCTGTAAGCAGTAAGAAGACAAAATAAAAAGCCTCAGCGTTTGCTAAGACTTAATTACTCAATTTTTAGCCTTCACGCGGCTTACGAGATTTTGGATCACCAACCTGACCGGCACTATTTGCCTTTTCGGTTTCATTCTTCGATATCATCTTTGAATTGTTTCCAAACCGCTTTTACTTGTTTTTCTAACTCAGTTAGTTCTGGTAGATAAGTAATTTCGATTGAAATCCCTTTTGAATGATCATCGTATTTTGTCGAATTAATTTGGATTGTCTCGATCTCTTTGGAATCAATGTCATGCAGAAATTCAATTGCGGCTTCAAGTAGTATTTCGTTCACAGTCGATGGTCTACTACTAATAACCTCACCATTAATTTTTCCAGTATCAATTTCTTTACCTTTAATGCTAAATGGCATAACGTTCATCCCTTTCTTAAATGTTCGTTTTATAAATGACAGTCGCACCCATCCGCTCATACCAGCTCGCTGTTTCTAAAAGATTCGGTAATGTATGTGAAATAATCGAGATGGTTAACTCGTCCTTTTCATCGCCTTCGACAACTCCCACATGTGCGTGGTTGCCATTCCAAACAGGTTTTAGTTCGTTGCTGATTAAATCGCCTTTACTATTTCGGATCGGATTCTTTTTCCATTGTGTACTGTTCTCTGTTTCGATTGCCTTTTTGTAAGCATGACCCAATCCTTTATGAACTTCTAACACTAGAATCACTTCGTTGAAATCTTTCAAAATATCTCACCTCTTCCATCAACACCAATCCACCACCTCAGTTTTCCGATCGAATCATAGCACTCTCTAATTTTCTTCGTGCAGATCACTTGCCAGTCATTCGAATAGTTAAAAATAAGCTTACCCTGTTCTATTCGTGTGTTCTTTAAAGTAGGTTTCATTTCCTTTGCTTTTCTTCTCTTTGGATCAAGATATCTCGGCCGGTAAACCATCATTTTCACTCTCCTTCTATCTCTGTGAAAGGTTCATCTTGAACAAAGCTTAGATATTCAAATTGATCATCTGATTTCTTGAAGATAAATTTCGCAACTCTTCCAGTCTTAGTGAACTTTCCGCCAACAATATAATCTGTCGTTTTGAAATGTTCCATTGTAAATTTTGCATTTTCAATAAGTTGTCGATCATCAGTTTGAATGTCAGCAATAACTTCTTTGATGTCTTTTAAAAATTGTTCTGAATTTTGCATTTCATCACTCTCTTTCTACATGTGGCGCAGCGGAACATCTGCAATTTGCATGCATCGGACAAGCGTTGATTCCCGCTGACATATCCTTAACTTTAAAGACTTTTCCGTTTAACGTAGCGCATATCGGACAAGCATTCGGTTCAGCGATAAACTCATAATCTTCGATATCATATTTCTTATAGCTTTGCTTTTGAATCTCTGTTTGAACTCTAGCTGATTCTGTTCGCATCAGCCGTTCCGCTTCATACTTTTTCGAATCATATAGGTTACGAAGCTTTCTAGCCATGTCTCGCGGGTTTTTACCTTGAGTAATCGTTTGTACTAATAATTTATCAAGATCAGCTTTGAACGCATTCATATTGCCCCAAATACGTTGAGAAAAGGTTGCAGAATGAAAAGAACTATTCACGACAGCCTCTACAAAATCTTTGTAGCCATCGAAAATGGTTTCACCTAAAATGCCAGCTTGCCTTATTGCTTCGGCAAGTCCTTCTTTAGTTAATAAATCAGCGGTGTATTTGTCTAAATCATCGGATAAGGCTATCAATTCAAGCCCAACTTGCGATTTAAGCAACTCTAAACGATTGACCCTCATTGTGACATTATAGAGCCTCAACTCATCGTTAGCGGTCTTTGAGAAGTCCTTATCCTTTACATATTGCTTGGCTTTTCTAGCGAAGGCTTTAACGTCCATTTCCATTGAAGCTTTTTTCGCTTCGGATAATGACACACCTTCCTTTCCTGAAAACCTCGACCAGTTCGCATCAATTTCTTTGTTAATGTTGTCGATAGCAATCTGGAACCGTTCAGCAATATCTTTCTTCATTTGCCGCTCGCCTTTGATCATTTGTGCAATGTGTTGCTCCTCACGTTGACGCCAGTAATTTTTTGAGTTCATTACTCAACACCAGCTTTATCTTTCGTTTCCTGCAAATAATTAGTTCCGGTGAAGTCGTAGTCTAGAACCGTTCTTTTCGGCTCTTCTTTTTTAACTTTGTTAATCTCGTCCTGCACACTTTCAACGAAAGAAGCCAGACCAAGCAACGTTTCTTGACTGAACTGCACACCAGAATCAACTAGTGCTTTCAACTCTTCGAGGATCGCCTTTGGTAAGTTCGGTGTAAAGCTGATTTTCAAACCTTTCAGATCAGCATTTGTTAGTTCACTTACTTCTTGCTTTAAGTTGAACAACAACCGATAGCGCCGCGTCAGCGATTTTTTAAAGAGCCGTTGTTTGGTCGCGGTCATTTGCTGAAAGCCGAAAAGTTTATACTTCATCGCTTCGCCTGATTGCACACCAGAAAACTTTTCATCGGTTAAGTTGGGAACCATAGCAGTTTCATAGATGTCACTTTTGACACGATCCTTGTGCGATTCCACGCCTTGAACATCGTATTGCTTGTAGATGTATCCTGCAGTCACCGCGGTTTTATTTCCGTTAATATCGACACCTGATTCAAGCAGCAACATGTTTGCATCTTTCATTTTTGCAGCGTCATCGGCTGATAGACCTGTAGCTTCGATATCTCCGCTAATTACTAACAAAGCATCATTTAAGTCCGTCATGTAATTAGCGGTATCAGACTGAGCCGAATCGTATAAATCAATTTGAGAAAGAACATCTTCATATATTCCCATCCTAAAGCGATTGCTTGAGTATTCAACGACAGGAACTTCCTTATGACTATGCGACTCGCGATGATCCTCAACAAGCTTGATTGCATCTAGTTTCGTTTCTTGATAATAGATCGTTTCATCCGCTGTATAAACAATGGGCATGATTCGCATCTTATCAGCATTTTTATTAAACTGTGCCTTTGGATATCTAATTGCTAAGATAGGCCTGCGTTTCATTGTCAGATCGTAAACAACAAATGTTTCAAAAACATTAGATAAATCTACGTAATCTACGTCATCTTCATCGCGATAGTGGATTTCGTAGGCTCGACCGTATTTGTCAACGTCTAACCATAGTTCGCTATTTAAGCCATCAATATCGTTATTTGTATTGAACTCATCAATCGCTTGCTGACTCGTTTCGTCTTCAATCTCAACCTTGATTGGATTTCCTGTATTGTAACCAACATCAAACGTATAAATAATCTTGCCAAAGTTATGCGCAGCACGATGATCGGCTTTCTCTTTTTCTTTACGTCGTTGATTACGTAGAATATTCGTGTTACGAGCCTTGCTATATTCGTCTAGCACTTCAAGCCTCGGAACTTGATTTTGATAATGATCCATAATCATTGCAGCCAATGTGTCTAAATCATCCAGCAAATCTTCCGCAGACGAAAAGCGATAATGTAGGTTCGATTCAATCGGGAAAGTAACGTAATTGATATTCACGCCGTCTTTCGTATTTGAATCAATACCGTGCTCAAATTCATTTACCTTATCCATTGTTCACTCTCCTTAAAACATCCTCTTGATTATTTGGCGGGTTTCTTTCGATACATTCGACTTACGTTTCGCCCACATGTCTTCGTTAAACGCATATCGAGTAGCGTCGATCGTATGATTGTCTTTGTCTTCTAGCCGCGGCTTCGGATTACCGTCGCGATCAGTTTGATAATCGATATTCTCGAATTCTTTTGCAATGTTTGGCGTGCGTTGTGGATCGATGCAGATAAAATCCAAGTCGTCTAACCACTGCTCGCCGTATTCAACACTGTCAGGACCTTTTTTCACGCCTCGAACACGCTTGATACCATGCTCATTTTTCAGTTCTGCATTACTTTTCGGCTCGGCGGAGTCTGAGAATATCTCATCGTTTTGATAGCCTCTTACATGTAACATTTTTGCGATTTCACGGTTACTAATCTTCACGCCGTACATTTCATCAATAGCGTAAATCCCATTTTTCTTTTTGTCATAATGCCAACGAACGAACGCTAGTGGATCAGTAGCATATCCGAAATCGAGACCATTTCTGATGTTGTCAAAGTTCGCAACCATCTCATCCGTAATACTTCCTGGTTCTACTTGAAGATTATCGAACGGAACAACACCTGAACCGATGGCTTTGCCTAAATACTCCCAATCATAACGCCTCGAATTACGTTCTTTTGTTGCTTCTGCCTCTTCTATAAAGG